AATATTAAACGGATGGCCGCTTTAGCCTTTTGGTTTGAATTTCAAATTAAAGTTTTTTTATTACCATTATGCCATTTGGTGATCACTATATATTGATCACCGATATACCGGGGAGAGTTGCAAGTGCGGTCAATCGGTGATCAATTTTAGTCAACATGCCTCCAAAGCGGAACGGTATTTATTCCAAAAACTATTTCATCACTTATCCCAAATGTTCTCTCACCAAAGAGGAAGCACTTTCCCAATTATTAAATATACAAACCCCAACTTCAAAAAAATATATTAGAATCTGCAGAGGGCTTCACGAAGATGGGACTCCTCACTTGCATGTTCTCATCCAGTTCGAAGGGAAATTCAAGTGCCAGAATATGCGATTCTTCGACTTGGTCTCCCCAAGCAGGTCAGCACATTTCCATCCGAACATACAGGGAGCTAAATCCAGCTCCGACGTCAAATCCTACATCGACAAGGACGGGGACACTCTCGAGTGGGGAGAGTTTCAGATCGACGGAAGGTCAGCAAGAGGAGGGCAACAGACAGCCAATGACGCTTACGCCGCAGCACTTAACGCGGGAAGTAAGTCAGAGGCTCTTAGAGTCATTAAGGAACTAGCTCCTAAAGATTTTGTACTACAATCTCATAATTTAAATGCAAATCTAGACAGAATCTTTCAGGAGCCACTGGCTCCCTATATTTCTCCTTTTTCTTCTTCTTCTTTCGATCAAGTTCCAGAAGAACTTGAAGAGTGGGTCTCCGAAAACGTTGTCGATGCCGCTGCGCGGCCACACAGACCTCAAAGTATAGTGATTGAAGGAGATAGTCGTACGGGGAAGACGATGTGGGCTAGGTCATTGGGACCACATAACTATTTGTGTGGACATCTGGACCTGAGTCCCAAGGTCTACAGTAACGACGCCTGGTATAATGTCATTGATGACGTCGACCCGCATTTTCTCAAACACTTTAAAGAGTTCATGGGGGCCCAAAGGGACTGGCAATCCAACACAAAGTACGGGAAGCCAGTTCAAATTAAAGGCGGGATACCAACAATCTTCCTCTGCAATCCTGGTCCAAACAGCAGTTATAAAGAATTCCTAGACGAGGAAAAGAACACCGCACTAAAGAACTGGGCAGTAAAGAATGCGATCTTCATCACACTTGATAGACCCCTGTACTCAGGTACCAATCAAAGTACAGCACAGGGAAGCGAAGAGGCGCAACAGGAGGAGGAGAGTAGATCTTGAATGCGGGTGTTCTTATTATCTGTCAATCAACTGCCACAACCATGGACTCACGCACAGGGGAACCCATCACTGCAGCTCAAGCAGGGAATGGCGCACATATCTGGGAGGTTCCAAATCCCCTTTATTTCAAGATCATCAGCCACGTCAACCGTCCATTCACGACGAATATGGACATACTCACGATCAGGATCCAGTTCAACTACAACACTCGGAAAGCTCTGGGACTGCACAAGTGTTTTCTAGCCTTCCGAATCTGGACGACCTTACAGCCTCAGACTGGTCTTTTCTTAAGGGTATTCAAAACCCAAGTCCTCAAATATCTGAACAATCTCGGTGTAATTTCAATTAATTTAGTTATTAAAGCTGTAGAACATGTATTGTACAATGTAATCCAACAAACTATGTATGTAGATCAATATTCAGAAATAAAATTCAATATTTATTAATTTGTCACGGAATCATAGAAGTAGATCCGTATCTTCAAGGTAGCATACACTGGGTTAGAGGCGTGAGTACACGCCATATACAACATTAAAGCATTCTCAGAATGATTCTCATACTTGCCAGCTTCCTGCTGGTTATACGCAACATAATTATTAACTCTAATAAATTTTTTCACGAGAGCTTGTTCCTTTGAAGCGTATTGTCCACCGGTGACAGTTGCATACCATTTGCGCAGAACTTGATACCTATCACGATGAACATTCTTCACAGTCGCCGTACTGGGCTCATTATCAAACATATTAAATACCTCTCCAAAATCTTGAGGTTTATCAACAGGTCTACGATCTCTAACCAAAAAAAACATCACACTATTCGTGTGATTCTTCGTCTTAATGTTCTCATCCATCCAGATCTTACCCAACACATAAACAGACTTAACACAAAATCTCTTACCAACTCTATGGGTCAGCCCAGTACCACGAGTAACATCACTAACACACATTACTTTACCTATATGCTGAATATCATGTCTGGACTCAAACGACTGAACCTTACATAGACCTTCACATCCTCTAGGAACATCTGGACTTCTGTACATCCTGTACATCCTGGGCTTTCTGTTCATGGGCCTGTTCGCCCATGCTTTTGCTTTGGTGACGCGGACAATGGGGGCAGCAGCACGGCTCACATATGGGCTGTCGAAGTTGAGACGGCGGCGTACCTTCGAAGCGGGCGTGGAAATGATTATATCTGCTGGTCGCTTCGACATAATTCCTAGCCCTTATTACCAGGATTAAATCCCTTATCAAATCGTAACCCAATGTATCAGGAGAGTAAGTTTTCTCTACTAACTGCAAATATTTAACTGCTAACATACACCTAAAACCGTGAACGGTGTCGGGGAACTCATTTAACAGTGGATCCCACATTTTTCAAACGCATACTTAGCAACGAAGTACTTATAATAGGCGGGAGAATTATTTAAGCTTTGAGCGCGTCATATGATTGGCCGACAAGAGTTAATGGTAGGGCCCACAAAAAAATCGCGCGGCCATCCGGT